GCTCCTACATTTAATGCTAAACTGTATGCGGCCTCACAAACATTTGATGAAGCAAGACACGTAGAAGCCTTTAACAAATACTTACAAACCAGAATTAAACGTACATGGCCTATTGGCACAGCACTTAAAGGACTATTAGACAAAATACTTACAGACCCACGATGGGATTTAAAGTTTATTGGTATGCAAATTGTTATAGAAGGTCTAGCATTAGCGGCCTTTAATGCCGCCAAAACAGGAACAAGTGATCCTGTACTATATGAAATGTTAGATTATATTATCAGAGACGAAGCCAGACATGTTACCTTTGGTGTAAACTACTTAGAAGAATATGTAAAAACACTTACAGAACAAGAACGCCAAGACAGAGCTCAATTTGCCTTAGAGGCCTGTACTGTGAGCAGAAACAGATTAAGAGCATATGATGTTTGGGAAAAATATGGCATGGACATAGAACAAACAGAAGCATATCAGAAAGAACATATATTTCAAACACAATTTCAAGATGTATTATTCAGTCGAATAATGCCCAACCTAAAAAGAATAGGACTACTAACAGACGAACTTATACCTGAATATGAAAAATTAGGTGTAATGGGTTATGCAGATGGTGACTCAGATTTCGAAACTAGTTGGGAAGAACTATCAAAACCACTTAAAACTATATAAAAAGATAAATAGAAGTAGACGGAGAAGACTGTGTCGACACTCATGGATTGGCCATGAAGACACAGACATCGGTTCGTAAGGCATGGTGTCCTTATCACAACTCGATGAACTGACCTGGATATAAAAGTATGGCGATTTTTGGAAATTTTAAGGGTACCACGCAGTCTGAATTTCAGATTGGGAAAAACTCTGAAGGCTCGAAAATCTCTACCGGCACCCAGCCAAGTAGCGGTATCTCTCAAGGCGATGTTTATGTAGATAGTTCTAATTCGACTTTACAAATCTATAACAATGCTTGGGTAAGTGTAGGAAGTACTTTGACAGACTTGAACGTTGATTCTGGTACATTATTTGTAGACAGTAGCAATGACACAGTCTCCGTCGGCTCAACTAGTTCTAACGATAAACTATTTGTAAATGGTAGTTTACGATTAGGAACAAATCCAACATTAAAATTTAGTGGTGCATATTTAGATGTAACCCACAGTAACGGAACTGCTACCCAGTTAAGAGTAAGAGATAACGGTTCCAGCTCAGACCCAATTTTTAAAGTATACAATGCAAGTAATAGTGCTGAAGTATTTAAAGTACAAGGTAGTACTACTACTATCAATAATGCTTATGCCTTACCAACAGCAGATGGTAGTGCAAATCAAGTTTTAAAAACAGACGGTTCTGGGATATTAAGTTTTGGCTCTATTCCTGCAAGTGGAAGTAATACCCAAGTACAATTTAATGATGGCGGTGACCTAGCAGGAGATTCAGACTTTACGTTTGATAAATCAGACAATACATTAACAGTAACTAATTTAGATGTATTAGGCACATTTAGCCATGTAGAAGATTATGGATTAATATCACAAGCAACTAATGTAACCATTGATATGGGTAACATAACCACTGATGATAGACAGCCTACATCACATGATAGTTATACAGTTTCAGAAGCAGGATCAATTTCAGGAATGAGTTCAGGCGATATGATTTTTGTAAGTGATGAAACGGGAGGAGCCACTATGGCATTTTATGATGGCTCAAACTGGAGACGAATCCAGGACAGAGCAGTAATAAGTTAATTTAATTAAACAGGAACACACATGCCAAGAGCAAAAAAGACTGTAAAGAAAGAAACAGTAAAGAAGGTACCAGAAAAGAAAGTAGTAAAGAATCCGGTAGCCAAATCTACAGAAGTAGATTCAAAAAAATTAAAAGCCGCTCTAAAAAAAGAGTTAAAGAAAGAATTACAAGAACAGTTAGAGGAAACATTACTTTCATTTGAATTTGAACCTGCAGAAAAACCTAACATAGATTTAACAGAATTAAAGTTACAGATTAGGGCAGAAGTAGAAAGTGAATTTAATGCTAAATTAAAGCAGTTAGAAAGTATGCAACGAGGTGAGAGCCAAGTTCTTAATATGTCTAACAGTTTGGTAGATATTAGTGCCACAGTAGATGGCATAACTGTAAAGAAAGCACAATCAGATGATGTTGTCTTTACACTTACTAATAATGGTGCATTGGCTTTTGGAAACAGATCGCCAAGGACAACAGGATTAGGTACAGCACACTTTAGAATGAAAGGTGCTGGAAAGTCGCCAATTCCAACTAATGGAGATGGAAGTACAAGAGGTGTTGTAATAGAAGGCGACGGTGATGATACAAATACATTTATTTTCAGAGCATTAAGTACTGGAAATAGACAGGGTTTTAATGTAGGCAGTACAGGAAAAGTTTTATTAGGAACAAATCAAGATCCTGATAATAGTTTGTTTACTGCATATAATAATGATTTTGATGTAGATGGATTTAATATAGTTACAGCAAGTAAGTACAATGCTGGTAATGTATTAAATTTACAACATGCATCAGATGTAAGTGACGCCTATAATTTTATAGATGCTAAAAATAATTGCAATGAAGATATCAAAGCAAGTATGTTTAGAGTAACTGGATCAGGCGAAACGTTTACACACAAAGGATTTTTTAGTAATAGTTCAGGTTATGCAGAAGTTTTTGAATGGGCAGATGGTAATCCAAGAGAGGAAGATAGAACAGGATTAACAGTTGCAATAAATGATGCAGGTGAACTTATAGATGCTAATGATGATAATGAAAACATAATTGGTGTAGTAGTTGAGAGTGCGGCAATTATAGGTAATACAGGTTGGAATATTTGGCAAGACAAATATAATATGGACAATAAAAAGTCCACAAAGTATAAAGTTGTTGAATGGAAAGATGAATCAGGTGTGCTACATAGTGAATATGTATCAAGTTTAAGTCCTAATTTTGCCTTACCAGAAGATGCCATAATATATGAGACAAGTGAAAATGGATCAGAGTTAAGAAGACCAGTAATGCCTATAAATTACGACACAGACAGAGAGTATATACCAAGAGTTAAAAGAGGATGGACACTAGTAGCATTAAAGGGTACAGTGAGCATGTACAGAGGACAAAATATAAGAAGTTCCTGGATTAAGGTCAGGGACTTAAATGACGAATTAGAACAGCGGATTTTACTATAATGATAAATACATTATATAAATTTTGCTAATAAGATATATTAGGGGTAAAAAATGGCAACAGCAATTCAAAGACGTCGAGGTACAGCCACCCAGCACGGATCATTTACTGGTCTTGCAGGTGAGATTACGATCGATACAACAAACAATACAGTCCGTGTACATGATGGCTCAACAGCAGGTGGACACAGACTAGCAAAACATTCAGAAATTACAGCATTAGGTGAAGGTGATATTACAGGAATTGTTGCAGGAGCAGGTTTAACCGGTGACGCAACTTCAGGTGATGCAACATTGGCCGTAGGTGCTGGTACAGGTATTACTGTTAATGCAAATGATGTAGCAATTAATACTGCAACAGTTAGAGGACTGTTTAGTGCAAGTGGCGACTTAACATATAACAGCGGTACTGGTGCATTTAGTTTTACCAATGACGCAGGTGATATTGAAGGCGTAACAGCAGGCTCAGGTATGAGTGGTGGCGGTACATCAGGTACAGTTACAGTAGCAGTAGACCATGAAGCATTTTCAGGTAACTTGATACCAAGTTCAAACAATACATTCCAATTAGGTAGTGCAACTCATGTTTGGAAAGACGTATTTGTAGGACCAGGTTCCTTATACGTTAATGGACAACAAGTATTATCAGATAATTCAGGTACAATCCAAGTTAGTGCTGATAACAACCAAAACATCAGTGTTTTAACAACTGGTTCAGGTGATGTTGAATTAACAGCAGGTGGAAGTATACAACTTAAATCAGATGTTGTTTTAAGTGCAGGTAAGACTATTTCACAAGTAGGTGGTCTAGTACAAGCATCTAACATCAATATGAACAGCAACAGTATTAACAATTTGGATGATCCAGTAGCGGCACAAGACGGTGCAACTAAGGCCTATGTTGATGCCCAAATCTTAACAAAAGATAATACAGACGAAATTACAGAAGGTTCAAATAACCTTTATTATACAGACGCAAGAGCAGATGCTAGAATTACAAATGCATTAGTTGACGAAGACAACATGGCATCAAATAGTGCTACTAAACTTCCATCACAGCAATCAGTTAAAGCATACGTAGATGCACAAACAACAGACGAAACAGCAGAAGGTGGAAACCTTTACTTTACAGTTGCTAGAGCAAGAACTTCAGTAAGTGTTACTGATGCAGGTGGAGACGGAAGTTTAGCATACAATAATACTTCAGGTGTTATTACTTATACAGGCCCAAGTGCAAGTGAAGTAAGAGCTCATGTTAGTGCTGGTGACGGTTTAGATGTTAGTAGTGGTGCTTTCTCAGTAGACAATACTGTAGTAAGAACAACTGGCGCTCAAACAGTTGCAGGTGCTAAAACATTTAGTAACGATGCAATCTTTAACGGTAACTTAACAGTAAATGGTACACAGACTACTGTTAATACAGAAACATTAACAGTTGACGACAATTTAATTGTACTTAATAACAACGAATCAGGAACCCCTTCTGAAGACGCTGGTATTGAAGTAGAAAGAGGAACGGCAACTAACGTAAAATTACAGTTTAAAGAAAGTACAGATAGATGGCAGTTTACAAATGACGGGTCAACATATTTTAGTTTACCAACAAGTACAGCCGATATAACAGAAAATACAAATCTTTATTATACAGATGCAAGAGCAGACGCTAGAGTAGATGCAGGATTTTCTGCTAAAGATACTGATAACCTTTCAGAAGGTTCAAGTAACTTATACTATACAGATGCAAGAGCAGATGCTAGAGTACAAGCGGCTATTGTCGATTCAGATACTTTTGCAGGTGCTAGTGCAACTAATGTACCATCAGCAGAATCAACAAAAGCATACGTAGATGCACAAACAACAGACGAAACAGCAGAAGGCTCAACTAACCTTTATTATACAAATGCAAGAGCAGACGCAAGGATTACAAATGCATTAATTGATGAAGATGACATGTCTTCAAATAGTGCTACTAAATTACCAAGTCAGCAATCAGTAAAAGCATACGTTGATTCACAAGTTGATACAGTAGATCATTTAAGTGAATTAGGTGGTAATACAGATAACGTATCAGAAGGTTCAAGTAACCTTTATTATACAAATGCCAGAGCAGATGCTAGAGTACAGGCGGCCATTGTCGATTCTGATACTTTCTCAGGTGCAAGTGCAACTAATGTACCATCAGCAGAATCAACAAAAGCATACGTAGACGCTCAAGTGGCGGCCAAAGATGCATTAGGTGAACTAAGTGGTGACTCAGATGATATTACTGAAGGTTCAACAAACTTATTCCACACAACTGCAAGAGCAAGAGCGGCAGTAAGTGGTACTTTTGTAAGTGGCGACGGAGCATTTAGTTACAACAGTTCAACTGGTGTGTTCTCGATGACAGGACCAACAGCATCAGAAACAAGAGCTCACTTTAGTGCAGGAACAGGTATTAATTTAAGTAGTGGTGCTATTAGCACTAACGACGGCGCAATTGACATCCATGCTTTAAGTGGATATGTTGCAAACGAACATATTGATCATTCAGGTGTTAATTTATCAGCAGGTGCAGGTCTTACAGGTGGTGGTGACATCACAGCAAGTAGAGGTTTTGCAGTTGGACAAGGTGACGGTATTAGTGTTGCCGCAGATGCAGTAGCAGTTGACAGTTCAGTTGTTAGAACATCAGGAGCACAAAGTATTGGTGGTGCTAAGACATTTAGTGATGACGCAATATTTAGTGGAAATATTACAATTAATGGTACACAAACCATTATTAATACAGAAACATTAACAGTTGATGATAACATCATTGTACTTAATAACAACGAATCAGGAACCCCTTCTGAAGATGCTGGTATTGAAGTAGAACGTGGATCATCTACTAATGTTAAATTACAATGGGACGAAAGTGCAGATGTTTGGCAGTTCACAAATGACGGTTCAACATACTACTCGATTCCTACAACAGCAAATATAAGATCAGGTATTAGTGTTACTGACGCAGGTGGAGATGGAAGTCTCGCATATAATAGTAGCACAGGTGTAATTACTTACACAGGACCAAGTGCCGCAGAATCAAGAGCCCACATCAGTGTTACTGATGCAGGTGGCGATGGCTCAATGTCATACAACAGTACAAGTGGTGTTATTACTTACACAGGACCAAGTGCCGCACAAGTAAGAGCACATTTGAGTGCTAGTGATAATGGTGGTGACGGTTCATTTAGTTATGATAACAGCACAGGTGTTATTAGTTACACAGGACCAAGTGCCGCAGAAACAAGAGCTCACATCAGTGTTACTGATTCAGGCGGAGATGGTTCATTATCATATAGTGCAGGAACAGGTGTTATAACATATACAGGCCCAAGTGCAAGTGAAACTAGAGCACACTTTAGTGGTGGTACAAGTATTACTTTAAGTTCAGGTGAGATTAGTGTTACAGCAGGTAGTATTGGTGCTACACAACTAGCGGCAACTACAGTATCAGCAGGAACATACGCAGATGCAGATTCAGTAGCACAATTTACAGTTGATGCAGATGGACGTATAACAGGTGCAAGTAACATAGATATAGCCATTGGTGCAGGTGCAGTTAGTGGACTAGCAAGTTCGGCTACAACAGATACTACAAGTGCAAGTAATATTAGTTCAGGTACTTTAAATAGTGCTAGACTACCAGACTTAGCAGTTAGTGACTTTGGCGGAGCGGCTATACAAACTGGTTCAGAATCATTTAGTGATAGTGACTCAGTACTTATGACAGCGGCGGCAGTTCAAGATAAAATTACAAGTTATGGTTATACAACTACAACAGGTGATATTACTGGAGTAACAGCAGGTACAGGACTTTCTGGAGGTGGTACATCAGGTGGTGTTACACTTAATGTTGGTGGACTAACAGTTTCAGAACTATCAAGTGGTACATTACAAACAAGTGGTGAAAGTTTTGTAGATAATGATACAACGTTAATGACAGCGGCGGCTATCCAAGATAAGATCCAATCATTTGGTTATTCAACAACAGTTGGTGATATTACAGCCGTAACAGCAGGTTCAGGTATAAGTGGCGGCGGTTCATCAGGTGGTGTTACAGTAAACGTTGATTTAACTGATACTGGAGTGTTTGCAAGTACAAATACAGCAAGTAGAGCAGTAGTTAGAGATGGAAGTGGTAACTTTGCCGCAGGAACCATAACTGCTACAGCAACACAGGCTCAATATGCGGATTTGGCTGAGAAATACGAAACAGATGAAGAGTATGAGCCAGGAACAGTTGTAATGCTAGGTGGAGATAAAGAAGCCACAGCATGTGACCAAGAAGGAACTCATAAAGTACTTGGTGTTATTAGTACAGACCCAGCATATATGATGAACAGTGAAGCAGAAGGACAATATGTTGCTTTAACAGGAAGAGTACCGTGTAAGGTAGTTGGAAAAGTTGAAAAAGGTGACATAATGGTTGCATCAGAAGAATCAGGATGTGCGGCAGTAAACAATAGTGCTAGACCAGGTTCAATCCTAGGTAAAGCAATAGGTGAACATCCAGAAGGCGAAGGCCCTGGAATTATTGAAGTACTTGTTTCATTAATGTAAGCATACAAAAAATTTAAAAGGAGCATTTATTTGCTCCTTTTTTTTGACTTGCTTTTCTAACGCAATTTTATTACATGAAAATGATAAATACTGACTAGTAACACACAAACAAGGAGTAGCATGGAAGATATCTTTAAATTAATTGCGGAGGTAGGAGCCCCCATCGCCGGAAGTATGGCAATGGGATTTTTTATCTTTTTAGTTATTAAACAGATAATGCAAGGTATTGTCGATCAGGTTAAAACCTTAACCATTTTCTGTAAAAGTTTAGAAGCCAGGGCAAGTACCATGAGTAATGAAATGATGAAAATTGATTTACTGGTGAGTAGTGCTTTGGAATTAAGACCAGATATCGAACGTATAGCAAGAGCAGAAAACTTTGTAGAAGATGGCAAAGTAGATGCTAGGAGAGATTAATGGAAGATGTAGGTGCATTAATTTCTGAATTTGGTTTTCCAGTTGTAATGACTGTAGGACTGGGTTACTTTATATATTTTATATGGAACTTTATTGGAGAACATATAGATCCTGCATTAGAAGAAATGCATTTTGCACTTATAAGAGTTATAGATAAAACTCGTATGTTAGATCAGGATATGATACGTTTGCAACAGAAAGTAAACGTAGTGTTGGAATACAAAGCAACACAAAAAATACTGGAGCAAGATAAAATGAAAGAGGCTCTGGAAAAACAGGAAGGGAAGAAGAAATGAAAATAATATTACCAGTATGTTTTTTACTAGGACTTTTTAGTTTTAGTCTACAAGCAGATGAAATTAAATTTAAATTTAAGAATCCTAGTTTTAGCGGACAAGGAACAGGTGCTCATTATTTGACTATTGAGAACCAGGAAAAGTCACGTAAGGATAAAATTAAAGCAGATATAGAAGCGGCCTTAAAGGCGGCTGAACGAGCAGATCAAAATAGCACGATTAATAAATTTATTAGAAATTTGGAGAGTAGGATTTATTCACAAATTTCTAAAGGATTAGTTGATAGTATGTTTTGTGATCCTGCAACCGTAATTAGTTGTACTGGATCAACAAGTGGAGCATTTGATATTGAAGGTAATACAGTTACCTATGAAGTTATTACAAATGCAGATGGGTTAGAAGTAATTAAACTTACTATTGTAGACCCAGATGGAACAATAACAACAATAGAAATACCAATTGGTATTGGCCAAATTGCAGGTGGTTAATGACTAAAAATATTTTAATAGCACTAATAGGTGTTTTATATTTAAGTGGTTGTGCCAGTATCGCTATTCCGGGCGATGAGATGTGCCAAACAGACTTTCTTGAGTGTGTTGAAGAACCTAAGAAAGTTGAACTACCCACATATAGAAAACTTAGATATTTGCCACCGGCAGAAGTTATGCCTGTGGTTGCTATATATCAATTTGGAGATGGCACAGGCCAAAGAAAAAGTCAAGACGGAGTTGCTAGTTTTAGTACAGCAGTTACGCAAGATGCAAAAAGTTTATTAGTAGACGCTCTAAAGGCGGCAGGTTCAGGTAGTGATGCCAAAGGAACTTGGTTTAGAGTAGTTGAAAGAGGACTAGGTTTAGATAACTTAGTTAGAGAAAGACAAATAGTTCGAAGTACTAGATCCGAAACTGCCAAGCAGAACGGACTAGAGGAGTTTCAAGAACTACAGCCAATGTTATTTGCTGGTATGATATTAGAAGGTGGTGTTATAGGATACGACACTAATATTGAATCAGGAGGTACAGGGGCAAGATATTTGGGTATTGGGACAACAAACCAATATCGAAGAGATAGCATAGTAATATCACTTCGTGCTGTAAGCACACTTACAGGTGAAGTTATATTAAACGTGCAAACACAAAAAACTGTTTTAAGTTCAGGACAAGCAGGAGACGTATTTAGATTTGTAGATATGGATACTCGTTTGTTAGAACTTGAAAGCGGTATGACACAGAATGAAAGTGTAACATTTGCAGTCCGATCAGCGATCGAGGCCGCGGTGTTAGAACTTATTAGGCAAGGTGATGAAAGAGGATATTGGAAGATTGTTTATCCTGAGGATTGGGACCAACAAGTTGCAGAACAAGAACAAGCATACTGGATGAGTCTTAAAGAAGCAGGCAATCTTACTGACGAGGAAGATGAAGAACAGTACTCTAAAGATCCAAATGATTTACCTTTGTGGAAACGCATTCTTTTAAAGAATGAAAATAAACCAATATTGGAGAAAAATAATGAAGATAATTAAAAACTTAGCGGTTGGTGTCTTCGCATTAATAGGACTTATGTCTAACCCAGTAATTGCTGATGACAACGAAGTGTTAATAGATCAGGAAGGTGATAACCTTACATTAACAATTCTACAAGCAGGTACAGGTAATACTGTGTCTGGTAATAGCGGTGCAACAGCAGACTTAACACTTACTGGTAACAACATAATATTAGACCTTATACAAGACGGTGACAACAATGATTTCTTTGGTGCACTTGTTTTGGACGGTTCAGGATCAACTGTGTTAGATTTTTACAATCTAGGAGATGGCAACATCTTTGATTTTGACGTAGGGGATAATAGTGCCGATAATGCTGATATGCTTTCAAGCATTCAGGGTGACGGTAACTTATTTGACATAGGTATAGGTGAAAATGCCAGTGCAGAAGGTTTAAACTTTGATTTAGTAATACTAGGTGACAGAAATGATTTCGACACTAGTTTTACAAATAGTAAAGTTTGGGCGGCGGCTGGAGATGGTGACTCTTGTGGAACAAACTGTACAGGTTCAAGTGCAATGGTAGGTATCTTAGTTGATGCAGACAACGTTGTATGGAACTTTGATATTACAGGTGATGACAATGCTTTTGCTACTAATCAAAGTGGTAACAGTGATCACAGTTTAACAGTAGACTTAACAGGTAGTGATGGAGATTTCCAGTTCACTCAGAATATGACTACAACCTGTTCACCTGCATGTCACGGTATTATTAATGTCGAGTTAGACAGCGAAAATGCTTCAGTTAGTATTAAACAAACCGACTAATCTTTTAGTCGCAGTTTTACTAATTGCAATCGGAAATGTTTATGCCGCCGATGATTCAATTGGCGGCATAATTGAGCAAAGTGGAAAGGCTGGAAATATATTTCGCCTTTCAGGTGAAGAACTAACAGCAAACTTAGAAACAGACATAGTAAGTTTCGACGAAGTTGAAACAGAGAACGGCAGGCTTAAAATACAGTTTGTTGATGAAACACAGGTCAGTTTAACAGAACACACATATATGGAAATAGACGAGTATGTTTATGACCCAGACCCAAGTAAAAGTAAAATGGCAATGAACTTTGTGCAAGGGACTGCACGGTTTGCCACAGGCGGGTTAGGTTTAGTACCAAAAGAAAATATAGTTATACAAACTCCTACTGCCACAATAGGTATTAGGGGAACAGATTTTACTACAACAGTTGACGAATTGGGTAGAAGTTTAGTTATATTATTACCAGATGCTAATTGCGATGACAAAGTAAAATTAGAGGAAGGGTGTAGGCCCAGTGGTAGTATAACAGTTACTAATGATGGCGGAACAGTAACATTAGAAGAAGCCTTTCAGGCAGTGATGGTTAGTACATTTGAACAAGCACCAACACAACCTGTAACATTAGTAGACTTAGATTTAAATCAGATAGACAATATGTTTATTATAAGTAAGCCTGACGAAATAGTACAGGCAGAAGAAGAACAAGCAGATCAATTAAAAGGAGATGGTGGCTTGTTAGACTTTAACGGATTAGATATAGACCTTTTAGAAATTGAAGGATTAGACGAACAAGCAGAACGTGAATTAGAATTTTCAGAATTAGATATAAACTTTTTAGATGTTGACTTCTTAAGGGATTTATTAGAGGTTATGGAAGAAGCAGATACTTTAGGTACACGAGAAGAAGCCACAGCAGGTGATAGATTAGTAGACAGAGCATTTGGATTACAGCCTGATAATCAGTTTAATATTGTACCTGATGTAGATGGTAAAGTATTCTTTTTAAGGCAAGGTACAAACTATGTTAGTTTAAAAATAAAAAGAGGCAATTCAGGACAAATAGAAGTCAGTGATAAAGATTTAGGAGATACTATAATGTGCCTTAATGAATGTGAAGGAATATTCATTAGTATCACACAAGAGTAATAAATAGTAATATGAGCATAGATAAGCAACTTAGTGAAATGAGACCCAAAGATACTCCACTACTAGTATTAGGATATATCATATTGGGTATGTTTTTATTAATACCCTTATCAGCAAATGCAGATGACAATGAAGTATATTTAGGTAACATAAGTGGTGATAATTTAGAACTAGACATACTACAAGCAGGTACTGATAACACAGTCACAGGTATATCAACCTCAAGCCAGTTTGCAGGAGACGACAATACTTTACATATTATGCAAACAGGTACTAGTAATCTGTTTGAAGGTAATTGGACCAGTGGCGGTCTTAATACTTTAAAAGTATTCCAAGGTGGCGGCGGTAATGATAATTTTGTTAGATTATCAGGATTTGGAACAAATAATACAGGACTTGTATTCCAAGGTATGCACCATGACGGCTCCATTGACACAGATGAAACAGGCGATCACGAAGCATATTGGACTGTAACAGGCGACTACAATGAGTTTTCTAGTTTTCAAACAGACACTAACCGAGATAGTGGAAATGGAGACAGTCATCACTTAGCAAATATAATTGATGGCGACTATAATGATGTTTGGCATAGACAAAGAGGCAAGGCAGGACACGACGGATTTATAGAAGTCACAGGCAATCACAATGATGTAATTTTAGACCAAAAAGGCAGTGGTGGTAAAAAATGGGCAGACATTGTTTTAGACGGCAATGGTCATAGTGTTGATATTAATCAACGTGGTACAAATTATGCTTCTGCAACAGTTGATTTAACATTTGGTACAGGTGCTTACACATTTGATTTAAATCAAAATGTTTCAACATCAGCAGTAACATATACTCTTACAGGTATATGTAATAATGGAGGAGGCTGTTCAGTTACAGTGAATCAGAATAACTAATGCAAAGTTTAGATGACTTAGGAAACCCACTACCATATGAATTAGGAGGATTTGAATGTCCTGAAGGTATGGTATGTGTAACAGAAGAAAGTTTCAACGAAATGCTAGAACCATATGACATGGAATACAGCACAGAAACATTACAACTGGAACCTATGGGAGATGCTGAAGCAGTATTAGACTTTACAACACAATTACTATTTTTAGACTTTTGGACTATTGCTTATCTGGCAATACCTCTCACAATATTTGCAGTCTATGGTTTGACTATATATGCAAGTTTCAAATGGATTCAAAAAAAGTTATCGTAATATATTGTTGACATAACGTAGTCTTTTTGTTATACTACTTAAACATATGAAACACATGATAAAGTGGCTGAAGATCACAGCCGGAATAAATTTATATCTATCGTTTGTAATGACACTTGTCTTTATAACTTTAATATTTGCAATAGTATCAGACTATAATTTAACTAATGCAGACGAATATGTGAGATTTCTCATAAAGGAAGAGTTAGATAGTCGTGATCAGTAAATTTACTAATAGTTTACGAGTGTACGGCGGCACAATCGCAATGGGTCATATACTTTTGTTTATAACAATGTTCCCTACAACATCTTTAATATTATTTGTATTTTTTATTCCATGTGCTTATATAGGCATAGTGATGTCTATTATACACCAAGTACATAAAGAATCAGGTTTTTCAGACCAAGCAATGTTCTTAAGTAATAATATGTTTATGACACCAGACTTGTCATTTTATGTAGTAGATAGTCCTTTAGAAATAGATTATGATATCGGAATACACTAAAAGTTTAAAAATATACGCCTACACTTTATTAGGTGGTCATTTTTTTATTCTTGCATATTTTTATCCACTGCTTCTATTAAAAATGATTTGTGTTCCTCTAATGTTTTTATTATTATATAAATGGGTAGAATTAATTTATACAATAGAACAATCAAACAGAGACAATTTAATAATGTTGATACACGCCACAGAAAACGAAAGTACAAGAGAAATTTTATTAACAGAATTGTGGTATGCTGATATGCACAGTTTAGGTGCAGAGCCTTTAAACGATCTTAGAATTTAACATATTTAGGTATAGTTTACTATACTAAAGTGATAAATAACTACTGTTATAAAGGCAGGTTGCTTTATAACACTTATATATAAGGAGATAAGGTATGAAGAATTTAACGACTGTCTTCGGTATGTTTAGTCTTTTTCTCATGACAAGTTGTGCCTCAGTTGGGGGTGTTTGGAATGCAGGAACAGAAGTTGTCACAGGTACTGTTGATGCAGTAGTTGGCGGAGCGGCTACAATAACTACAGCAGTTGCTGATGATGTTGTATCTGTTGGAACTTTAGCAATTGATACAGCACAGACTGTTGTTGTTGCTGGAGCAGACCTCGGAAAAGGTGTTGTGAAAACAGTTTCCGATGAAGTAGATAGACAAACAGACGAGCTACAAGACGAAGAAGAAGCACCAAAAAAGGACTAACCTTCTTAGATAGGATAAATGGTAAGAAGGAATTAAGTACCAAGGAGTTGGTGCAGTTACTTTTTGAAAATATGGACAAAATTGAAAAATATTGTTCTGAAAATCCTAAAGAGTGCGAGTAAACAATGATCAAAGCGGTAATAATATTTTTATTGTCGCTTTTTTCTTTGAATGCAATGTCATTAGATCTCACTTATAATCTTCCACTAGACCCGTATTACTGCGATAATAATCCACCAGAGTGCCAACAACTTCCAAGTAGCACATTTAAGTTTGATATGGATCAAAAAATAACAAAAGTTCAATGGGTTACATTTTTTACACTCCAAATATTAGATGCTTACTCAACATCACGAGCAATAAAGTATGATTGTATAAGAGAAATAAATCCATTATACACAGAACGTCCAAGTGATTCTAGGATAGTTGCAACAAAAACTTTAATACTGGCTCCATCATTGTTATATAACGATGGTTATAAAAAACTTACTCCAGAAGAATTAAATAGCACCAATATGCTATATATGTTTGTGGTAGTAAATAACTTTAGACTACTAAATGACGCCAAGCAAAATTGCAATAAAATACGATAAATATCGGTATGAAATGGTTATACAGTGGCTATGCGATAGCTCTATCTATTGTACTTTTACTTGTACTCAGAGTTGCAGATCCAACTCCAGTACAAAGTTTACGTGGACAAGTATTTGATAGTTATCAGCAATTAGACGAAATTTTACCTAGTAATGATATTGTATTATTAAACTTTGGTGAAAACACGTTAGCAACCTTTGGGCAATATCCTTTTCCCAGACAATATTATGCTCAGTTAGTTGTAGATGTTGCTAGTAAAAATAGTGGTGTTTTAGGTTGGACAATAATGTTTCCAGAATCAGATCGCTTTGGTGGAGATGAAGTATTTGGACAATACTTAGAACAAAATAAAGTAAATGTACAAGGAGCAAGGCGTAACCCTATTAATTTTAATGTTCTAAGTCAAACACCTAGTGTTAGAGGTATAAAAACATCAGGACCTCATATAGGCACAGGAACAGTAGGACCAGTACCTGCAAAAGACTATTTACTTAAATGGCCCAACTTAGTTACAAATATATCTATATTAGAGTCTGTAGTGAATGGTAAAGGTGTAAATGCTTCTGCCCCACAACCAGATAATCAAACAAGGACTTATCCATTAGCAATAACTGTAGAGGACAGAATTTATCCTAGTTTTGCAGTTGAAATGCTTAGGGTAAGCAGAGGGCAAAAAAGTTATATAGTTAAGACCAGTGAAATAGGTATACAAGAGGTTGCTGTTAAAGGAGTTGAACCAATAGTAACACAGCCAGATGGTACAGCATATATACGATTTAATAATAGTTTTGAAACTATAGAGTATACAGGTGCAGACAGCATACCAGATTTAGCAGGTAAAATGGTTATAGTAGGCGTAACAGCAGAGGGTATAGCAAACCCTGTACCAACGCCACGTGGAAACTTATATCCACAAGAGATACAAGCTCATATGCTACAGAACTTTATAAGTGGCAGTAACATAACACGAAGTCAAACAGCCGCGTTCTATGAGCTTCTGACAGCACTTCTGATAATGGTTCTAGTAGCAATAGCAGTATATAGACTCCCTTTACTACTAACGGCGCCAGTATCGTTGCTTATCTTGGGCGGAATAGGGTATTATAGTGTACATCTATATACAAGCCAGTTAGTATTATTAGATGCGTCTTTCCCTGTATTAAGTGGCTTTTTAGTATTCACACAGGCGGCATTTAATAACTTTTACAAACAGTTTAAATTACGTGAACAAATTAAAAAACAATTTGAGCATTACTTGGCACCAGCAATGGTTAAGAAGTTACAGAAAGATCCAAGTTTATTACGTTTAGGTGGCGACACAAGAACAATGACATACTTGTTCTCAGACATTCGTGGATTTACTCCGATATCGGAACAGTTTAAAACAGACCCACAAGGTTTGGGCAATCTTATTAATAGATATATGACACCAATGACTGATTTAGTTATGCGTAAAGAAGGAACAATAGACAAGTATATAGGCGATGCCTTAATGGCAATATGGAATGCTCCACTTGATGTAGACAATCATGCTCAGTTGGCAATAGAAACAGCACAGGAAATGGAAGTTGAACTAAAAAATCTTAATAAAGAACTTAAAGAAGACGGACTCATGGAGTTAGGTGTTGGTATAGGTATTAATACAGGAGATGCTGTAGTAGGTAATATGGGTAGTAACCAACGTTTTGATTATACTGTTTTAGGTGATAGTGTTAATTTAGCGGCGAGACTAGAAGCACAAACAAAAGAGTACGGTGTATTCTTTATGTTTACAGAACATACACTAAAACAGATTAGCACTCCAGAAAATTTAACTATGCTGGATAAAATAGCAGTAAAAGGACAAACTGATCCTGTAACAATTTATACTATACTAAATGATCACAAATATGCAAGAGTAGTAAACAGAATGGTTGATAGTTATCAAAACAGGGCATGGGCAGAGTGTTCACATCAAATAGAGATAATTAAAGATCATAAGTGGAACAATACTCTAGCAGATCTTTATGCAGAAAGAATTAAACAACCTATGCCTGTAGGAGATTGGGACGGAATAGAACGTAAAACATCTAAGTAATTATTCGTCTGGATGAAACTCTTTGATTCCTCTAAAAAATAAGTAATAGTGTTTAAAATCTTTTAATTGCTGTTTAGCATGAAAAAGTTCTAACGGTATTCCATCACCGTGATTTACTAATGGAAAGTAATATCTTTTAATTATACGTTCAAGTTTTCTAACATCTTTTGCTAAAGCATCTAAAATTATATTATTAAATTCAGTATCTTCAACTAAATCAATTAACCAATAATGGAATGGATTTTCAGGATTGTAACGCCTAGTTACATCACGTGATTGATAGTATAAAGCTCTTACAGGATTTATACCTGGTCGATAGGAATTCATTACTTCCTTAAATCTAAAACTTTCATGCTCAGTAGACATATTATTAACAACTCTAGCATAGTCTTTTTTCATTGCTGTTTTTAGGGACTCGATATTTTTGCCAATATTCTGGTGATACTCTTTTAGAAGTCTATTGAATATTTTCTGATACTTTGGTGATAACTTTTCATAATAGACATCCTTTATTTCGTCTATTTCTATTGCGCCTTCTAGTAATGTATGTGGAATTGTTTTTTGTCTTTGAAACTTGTCTAATTCGGTAGTTATCCGCAAAATAACAAAATCGATAATTTCGCCTTTGCTCATATGAAATATTTATCAGGAATTTATTTTAAGTATAGTGTGCAGTTTTTGTGTGCCACCATTCTTACTTAATGTAATTTTGGCACCATTGTGCAATGGTTTGGGCCATTGACCTATGTCTACCCAGGCGTATCCGGCACTTTCTCCATTTAATTTTGGTGGTTGGAATTCTTTATCTACCACATATACAAAACTGTAGTAATAAAAATTTTGATCTTTGCTTTGGTATACGTCTATAGGATTTAATTTTTGCAGTTCTGGAACAAATCCAATCTCTTCTTCTAACTCACGTTTAATACAGTTGTAAGGAGTTTCACCTTTCTCCATCATGCCTCCCCAAAAACCCCAAGTATGATTAAATCTTTTGTTGCCTTCTCTGAGTTGCAACATGCATCTGCCTGTGTCTTTGGCTAGGAAAACTACTCCAGCCGCCGTGGTATTCATTTATAAAACAAGTCTCCAATATCCTGGTTTGTATTCTCCCTCATAACTACTTATCCACTGAGTTCCAGTCCATTGATATTGTTTGGATGTAAATGTATTGTGCATATAATGTGTATTGCCCACTTGTGAACTAGCATCAAAGGATACTACCCAAGCACTACCATTATATTCTATAATGTCGTTCTCTGATGCATCTATATTCCAATTAGTATAACCAGATGCTGTAAGTGTTTCTGTAATAAGATATCTTTGACCATTTGCAGAAGCGGCCAATGTGCCGTCACCTGGATAATTGCCTCTAGGGTCTATAATTTTATCAACATCATTTATTGTGTCTGTTGGTAAAGTATCTGTATCTAAATTAAAAATTAAATTTGAATTTGTGGTTGCGTCAACTGATACTGTACCAATAACTTCTCCCAGGAAATTATCTGTATCGTTACTTGTATTTAATTTTAATAAACTTGTAGTTCTTAAATCGCCTTGCATATCTGTAATGTCAGTCCAGGGTACTTCTATGCCTTGTTCATTTAATAATACTGCTGATGCACCACTTACTCTTACACTATACATACCTGGTGTAACTACTACCTCCGCAGTATCTTCTATATCACCAAAAAAGTCTGCGTAGTCTTCGTCATAACCTAAATCTGATATACTGCTTACACTATGTATATTTGCTATAATCCTTTGTATGATAGATTGCTTTTTAATTTTTGCTGGTGGACTAATCCAAATAGGTACAGCAAATGTAAGTGTTGAAATATCTATCGTGTCTTCAGTACCAACTGGAACACTTCTGTTACTCCATGCAATATCTGTAAGCTCAACTTCAAACACACTAGTCCAGTCTAAAGGATTACTATTTGATTGTAACTGAATGCTAGGATTAAATAAAACAAAAATTTGTTCTAACACTTGTAATTTAGTATCTGTATTGTTTGACCATAAGTCCATTTGTATAGTCATGTTATATGGTACTGGCATATATCTTTGTGTGGTAAATAAGTTACCTTGTTCATTTTGATATGACTGTGTTTCTCTATCGAATTCTCTTTCTGCAACCTGAGTAGTGTCTACCAGAAATGGTTCATGTGTTCTGTCTCTTGCAGGCTGTAAACTCTGTATAGTAACACTTATAAAAGGCGCACTATTAATAACATTTTCTGAACCGTTACGCAATATACTAGCAACCATTCTGTTTGAATCACCATATCTTGCAGGTACACGATTATATTTTACACCGCTTTTAGTGTACTCTCGTGTCTGAAAATTTGAAAAGATACGAATAATCTGTATAAGATATCTTTTTATCTGCTCGTCATACCAATAGTCTAAGTTTTTTCCTGCCATTTTAGTAGCCTTCCATCTCCATTTCTAATTCGTCTATTTTGTTTGAAACATCACGAATTGCATCTTCAAAAACTTCTTCTAGTTGATATATAGCAGACTCTAATTTATTCTTTGCTTGGAAAACTGAATTCTCATCATAACTGTCTAGTTCCAAACCATTCTCTTCAGCAAGTGTTCCTAGTTGACTAACTATTTCAACGTGAGTATCAACATACTTAATATTTTTAGTAATATCTCTAGCAGAACTTAAAGCCAATTCTAAATCGGATTTTTTATCTTCTAATTTATCAATTACTTTTTGATTCTCATGTAATATTTTTATTTCATTAAATTTCATTTTAATTATCCGTTTTAGGCTTTACAAGTTTACTTAAACCAACCTTCTCTTGCATTGTTTCTCCATTGTCGCTTGTAAATGTTGAATCGTTATTTATAAATCCTTTTAGTATTCTGTTTGCCGCACTCCAAGATCCTGTCATATCAGATCCTACATTTATCCAACGTGTACCTGATTTTTTAAATAGTCTGTGCGGACTAAAGTCTGTTCTTAAATAAAAGTCTCCATCAACTGTGCCATTTAATGGGAATGTTGCTCCACTTCCTACTATGCTAGAACCATTTACTGGATTACCATCTGCACCACCAAAGTCTAATCCTGGTGCTGGTTTATCTGGTACGGAATCATCCATGTAAAGATGACCTGTTCTTCTATATTGTGGATCAAAAGGAACATCACGTGCCGCTTGTTCTAATATAGCATCACTAATTTTTATTTCATTTGCGTATGTACTAATTAAGTTTCTTAGATCGCCTTCTTCCTCACCAGTACCAAGTATATCTCTGTACTCTTGTGAATCTGTTATAGGACCTAGTTTGACTCTCCATAAATGTGACCACCAACGTGGGTCGTAACCTTCTGCAGGCCTACTAGCATCTGTAACTACATAAAATCTGTTTATTGCTTCATCACTACCTAAAAGTAAATCATCACGTAAATGAGGAAGTTCTAAAACATCTCCTGGCATTAAACGTCTGCCTACTGCATCTACCATGCTTTCAGTATGGAAGTTCATAAACAATGTGTCGTTTGCTAAAAACATTCCAAATTGTGTTAAATCAAATGCATCATTATCGCCTAAGTTATATTGGCCCCTTAATTCATATATGTCTTCGCTATATTTTCTATCTCTGTTTTCTAAAAATAATAGATCTTGTATAAAAACTTCACTATTAGCACTTGAACCACTGCTTGGTCTAGTAGGATCGTTCTCGTTTGGTGTGTCCTGAATACCCATATATTTGTGTATATGTACACCAGTACCACCCGCAAAGATATGCTCACCCACAACTCTATCAATGAAACTGTAGTCATTTGTTTTTGTCGGATTCCATAAACTTAATCTTGGCATGTTACTATTTATCGGTTTTTATAAACTTTGGTTAAAATTTACAATGTGTTGCACATGTTATACAGTAACCAGCATCGTCATCTAACTTTCCT